TTCCTCGATCGACGCGCCGGACGCTTTCGCCAGTTCCGCCAACCGCGCCTCGTCGACTCCTTCGATATTTAGTGAAACCTGCATCACGCCCTCCCGAGCTGGCGGCGCAGCACCGCGCCCATTTTCCCTGCGAGTTTGTCGAGCTGCCCGTCGGTGCAGGCCGCGAGGCGCGGGAACCGCTCCAGCACGGCGAAGCTGTCCGCGTCGAATCCGGTCAGCCCGGCGGCGCGGATTTGACGCTCGATTCCAGCGACCACGGCGTGCTTGTTGGCTGTGACGTCCCGGGTGAAGGCGATGCCGGCCTCGCGCGAAATCCAGCTCTTCAGCGCCTCGATCACGGGGCGCGCGGCCTCGCCGTCGACCAGGAAGCGATCATGGTCGACCTTGCACTGACGCTTGACGAAGGCGAGCAACGCCGCGTCGGCGGGATTGTCGACGATCCCGAGATTGTAAGCTGCGAGCCAGAGCGCCTGGAGCACCGGCGCGAACTTGCCGGAGGCGCGGGCGGAGCGCGCGGCGGGCTTGGGCTGGCCCGCCGCCTGGCGCAGATCGTCGAGCAGAGACGAGGCCTGCGCCTCGCTCAAATCGCGGCTTGAAACCACCTTGAAACGTTCTTTCAGGTGGGCGCGATAGTCGGTGTCCGCCATGCCCGCCTGACGGCGCAAGACGTGGATGGCGCGGGTCTGGTCGAGGCGCGGGCTCATGGATTGTCCCCCTCGCCCATCTCACTCCAGTAAACCTGCCAATCGAGGTGCGCCTGCCGGATGTCCTCGATCATGCGCTCGGCCTCATCGACTATGGTATTGTCTACATCGGTCCAGATGACAGAGATCTCAGCCAGAGCGGAGGCGGCGCGCTCCAATCGCTTGACGGTCGCCTTGCGCGCCACCTCGTTGGTCCATCTGGTAAGGGGATTAGCGCTGACGATAGACAGCTCTTTCATCGTGTCTCCTCCATTCGATGATAGAGGGCTGCGTCGGGCAGGCCGACGTAGGTCGGCCCCTTGATCGCCGCCGGCTCAAAGGCCGCGCACATCGGCCCGGCGTCGCCGATCACCAGCGCCTCCGGATAGTCCGGCTCGTCCGTTTCATGGATTGCGGAGGCGAGCAGGATGGCGCAGCCCTCTCGGGCGCGATGGCGCGAGCATTGCTCGCACCACGCTTTTTCAAAGCGGCGCGCCTGCACGCCGTCTTCCGGCTTGAAGACGCGGCGCTCAGCCATGGGGCCACGCCACGAAAATGCGCACCATTTCGTCCTCGGCCCAGGCGAAGGCGCGCGCGCGCGCCGTGTGCACCGCCAGGGCGAGGACGCCGGCCGCGCCGGCCAGCGCCGGCAGGCCCAGCGCCCAATCCCGGAGGAGGAGCAGCGCGCCGCCCGCCGCCGCAAGCGCCAGGGCGAGAATGCAGAGAGCGAGAGTCTTCACGCCGCCCTCCCTTCGGGGATGAAGTGGCGATCGAGGAAGCGCAGCGCGCGCTGACCTCGCCGATACGCGTGCTTCACCATGCCGAACACCCGCGCGATGCGCATGCTGCGCGTCGCCGGCGCGCCCGAGCGGATGACCGTCAGCGCGCAGCTCGGCGCGGGCCGCGACGCGCCGCCCTCGCAGCGCGCCTTGGCCTCCGCCCAGGCCTGCTTCATCGCCGAAGCGAAATCGGCGTGGGTCTCGGCCAGATGCGCGGCCAGCGTGCGATTGTGGACGATGCGCTCGCCGAAGCGGCTGACGTCGCGATCATGCGCCTTTTGCGCATCCGCCTCGCGGGTTTCGCGGGCGATCTCCCAGGCGCGGCGCATGATGGCGCCGCGGTCGTAACGATTGGTTTTCATGATGCTCTCCCGATGATGCCAAGAATAGCGTCGGGATAGACCAGGGCGAGGATCGGCCCAGTCTCGGTCTCGACGTCGACAAGCAGATGTCCGGCGCGCATGGCGCGCACGGTGCCCCGGTGCTTTTCGTCCTGGTATTTGACCTGGACGATGTCGCGGGGCGCGACGGGCGCGGGAGCGTCCGCGCCATTCAAGGCCATCAGGTCAAGCATCTGAGGCCTCCACCAGCTTCCGGCCGTTGCGCACGGCGATCTCGACCGCGCGCGCCAGCACCTTGGGGTGGATCGGACGGCCGCCGGCCTTTTCGAAGGCGGCGACATAGAAGCCGGCCTGGAAGAGCAGGCCGCAGAGGATCGCGTCGACGCTCTCGTCCTGCGAGAGATTCGCCGCGAGGCAATCGTCCATCGCCTCGCCGATGATCGGACGAATCTTGTCGTTCATCGCCTCGACGATGGGATGGGCGGTGGTCGGGAGTCCGTTCATGCCGTCCTCCCTCAAGCCGCCGCGAGATCGATGGTGATGCTGGACCAGGCGGCCTCAGGGCTCGGGCGCGTCTGAAAGCGCAGATACGCCTTTGAGCCGAGGATGCGGATGGAATCGCGCACCGCGTCCATGGCCCTCTGCCAGCGTTCGTCGGCGATCTCCACGCGCAGCAGCATGAAGATTTCGGCGCGATTGATGCGGCCCTCTTTGTCGACCTGGAAGGCGCGCGTCACCAGCGCACGGATGTTGGCCGAGGCGTCCGCCGCCCATTCGGACAAGCATTCGTCGACCAGCTTTTTCGCGGTCTGCAGCTCCGGCCCGAAGTCGATCTGATCCTGCATCTGCAGCATGACGCGCTGGCAGCCGTCGAAACTGGTGAGCGTCAGATTGCCCTTCGCGCCGCCCAGCCTGGCGCCATATTCCTGATCGACCAGCGCCTGCAGTGACCCGATGTCCTCAAAGGTGTGCCCCTTGAAGCGGCCCACCTGCGCCGAAAGCTCCGACGCGAACTTCAGGATTTTGCGCACCTGTTCGTCGATCAACAGGTCCATCGGCCGGATCGACTCGAGGGGCTGGAGCGCGCCCTTCGCGTCGCGGAGATAAGGACGGCCGCCGACATCGATGGCGGCGGGATGCGATTGCGTCTCAACCATTTGCATGAGCCTTTTCGATGCGTTCGATTTCGCGTTTCTGAGCGTGGAAGGTTCCCAGGATCACTCGCGTCTCGCGCAGGACATCCGGGGGCGGCGGCTTTTTCAGCCACGGCTTGGGGCGGGTTTTCAGCCGCTCCGGCTGCAGCGGATGGGTCGCCGCCAGCGCCGCATCGAGACGCGCGAACCGCGCCGCGAAATCGGCGTCGCGCATGTGGATGGCGAAGCGCCGCCACCCGCGCGTGACCTGGTGTGGCATGAGGCCGAGCGGCTTGCCGATCACCCTGCAGGAGTGCGGCGTGTAGCGCCGCGCCAGCTCGCAATAGGCGTGGCGCGGATGCACGACGCCGTGGCGCTTGGTGCGCTCGCGCAGGTCGGCGACCGAGAGGCCGTAGGCGGACGCCACCATCGCGACGATTTCGGTGAGCTTCATGACACACCTCCCCCGAAAGGCCGGCGCAAGCTCATCCGGTACCGGGCGAGCACCGACACCTTGCCTGAGCGAGCGGCGGCGGCGACGGCGTCGGCCTGGTTCGCCACCGCCAGCTCGCGCGCCGCCTTGGCGGCGAGGCGCGCCAGCTTTTCGGGCCGCTCCATCGCCTCGATCTAGACGATGGCCGTCTGGATCGTCAGCAGCAGCAGCTCGCGGGCCGATTTATCCAGCGCCACGCCACCAGCGAAGCCGGCGAGGTAATCGGCCCAGACATGCAGTCCGTCAGCTCTCGACATCGTCGCCCCCCGTTTTCGCCAGCCGCGAATGCGGACAGCCGGAGCGGCAGGCGCGGGAAATCCGCGCCCGGAGCGAGGATGAGCCGATGCGGCTCATCTTCTGTTCGGTGAGGCAGCGATCGCGGCTGAGGTCGCCGAGCACGGGGCAAACCACCGTCTCGTTCATGAGCAGGCCGCGCACCTTGGCTTCGACGGTCGCCATGTCGCCGCCATAGGTGCCGTTGATCACGCCGGAGACGACGGCGCCGGAATAGCCGAGCCGCCGCGCCACATCGGCGCCGGAGGTGCGCGTCGCCTCCTCGGCGAGCGCCAGCACCCAATCGGGGAGAGCCGCGCCCCAGTTGCGCTTCGCGTTGGCGACAAAGTCGGTTTTAGACGAGGCCATTGCGCACCTCGCTTTCGCCGATGATCTTCTGGCGGTTCTGGTCGTAGACGAACTTCGCCTCCAGCACCTTCGGCGGCAGCGGCCCGGAATTGGCGGCGCGGGACAGGCGGTAGCGACCGGCGACGCAGCCCTTTTGGCTCCAGCTGCGCTCCTTGACCACCTGGACGATTCCGACGCGGATCAGCTGGATCACATATTGCTTGGCCGTGGCGCGCTGAACCGGTGTCTCCTCGGTCGAAGCCGCGAGCGCCAGTTCCTCGACCGTCCAGGAATCCTTCAGCATCCGCATGGTCTGCCAAAGATTCTCCTGTGAGCGGCCGAATTTGCTGCCGTCATAGTCCGGGCGGCGGATCACCGGCGCTTTGGCGCGCGGCTTCCTGACCGCGTAGATGTATTTCTTCCTGCCGGCGTAGCTGGGCTCAGAGCCGACCACAATCAGCTCGCCCTGCTTGCTCATGCAGCGCACCCAATTGTACACCGTGCTGTAGGCGACGCCGCAGGTGCAGCCCGCGAGCTGCGCGACCGTGAACCCCTTGGGGCCGAAATCGCAGGCCGCCTTCCAGTAGAAGGCCGGCTTCTGCATCATCGCGACTTTGAGAGAGTGTGTCATGGCCACCCCCTCACAGCCGGTCGCGGCGCATGGCCGGCGCGTCGCCGGTCGCGATCAGCGCGCCATAATTGGCGAGCGTCAGCCCCTCCTTGGGCTGGTTGGTCGCCGCCCAGTCGCGGGCGTTGGCGAAATTGGTGACGATGCGCCGGGCGCGGCCCTGCGTCTTCTCGCGCACAGCCATCACCAGCGCCTCCTCGATCGCGATATCGCCGAGGATCAGGCGCGCCAGCGACTTGGTGTCGTCGAGGTCGCAGGGCTGCGCCTGCACGAATTTCAGCACCCGATTATGGACACGCTCATGGCGCGCCAGCGCCTGGGGCAGCGCCTCTTCGCCGATCAGCAGCACCGGCACTTGGCTTTTGTCGGCAATCTCGCGGACCGTTTCGATATAGCCCTTGCGCACGACGACATCGGCCTCGTCGATGATCAGTGGGCGGTGCGCCTCGTCGCCGAGCAAGCGCACGATCTGCTCGACCAAATCCGACACCGAGCCGCGCGGATTCGCGATTCCCAGCTCGTACAGAATGTTGGTGGCCAGCGTCCGCGAGGTCCAGGACGAGCCGACCTCGACATAAATGCCGCGCAAGGCGTTGCGGACATAGGCCGCCGCATAAGTCTTGCCGTAGCCGGAAAAGCCGGAAAACACGCCGAAATTCGGCAGGCCGGGCGACCGATCCTTCACCAGGGTCGCCAGTTCCATGAATGCGTAGACGTTCGACAATGCAATCAGCGATTGCCCGCTGTTGACGTTTTTCGGCCTTTCTGCCATTTTCTGCTCCTGTAAAAACGATTTTCGAAATTCGAAGCCTCTGAGGTCGCAACTCAGGGGCTTCACTTTTTCGCGGACTGCTCCGCGAAATCCTTCATCGTCGCCATGGCGCGGTACTCGGCCCCGGCGCGGTAGCCCGCCAGCCAGCGGGCGTCCTCAATGCTCAAAGCGATCCCTGCTTTTTCCTGCTCCTCCATGGCTTGAGCGCGCGCGAAGCGCTGGTGACGCGTCTCGGGCAGCACCGCGACGGCGGGCTGCGGCGCGAGAACGACTCGTTCGATCCGCTGGGACGGCGCGGGCGCTTTCGCTTTTCCGGCGAGCGCATCGGCGGCGGCTTCGAGCGCGCCGGTCGAATAGGTTTCGGTGGGGCGCGGCAGCGCGACCAGTTTTCCGGCCTTTTCCGCCTCGGAGCGGGCGATCTCGGCGGCGAGTTGCGGCTTGTTTTTTTTCAGTTCGCGCAGCTCGCGGCGGATCGGAGCGGTGCGCTCGGCCAGCAGCTCGGCCTGGCGCTTCTTCGTTTGCGCCAGCAGCGCCATGGGATCGACGCCCGCCAGCTCGGGGCACACGCCCTCGCCGCGAAACGTCAACCCGTCGTCGGAAAAACAATAGATGCGGCCCGCGTCGGCGGGGTCCATGCGCACGAACACGCGCTCGCCGGGCAGGATGGCGGCGACCATGTACAGCGAATTGTCGATACGCACGCCGGATTTGGTGACCGTGCGCGTGCCATCGCCGCCGGCGATCGGCGCGAGCAGCAGATCGAGCGCGTGGACGTCGTCGATTTTGCGGATGACGCCACGATATTCGTTCGCCTTCTGGAAGGGCGACTTGCGTCCCATATCTTTGCCGCCATGCGGCCGATGCTCGTAACGCACGCCGGCCCAATGGTCGCAGACGGCCTGCAAACCCTTTGCGTCAAGCTCAACACAGAAAATATTGTCGTCGCTCTCGCCAAGGCGCTGTGCGAAGGCGCGCCGCTCCTCGATCACCTTGCGATCGGAAACGTTGTGACCGATGAAGCCGGGCAGATCGCTGGCGCAGTCGTGCTGGAACGTGCCGATCACGCGTTCGACATGCGCCTTCGCCTTAGGGTCGAACGGCGCGGACACTTCCGGGTCGATTTTGAGGAAATGCAGCAGGCCGGCGATGCGCTTGGCCTTGAAGTCGGAGCCGTTGTCGGTCCTGATCTTTTCCGGCACGCCCCAGGCGAGAATGGCCCGACGCAGCAACAGGCAAACAGCCTCGGCGCGGGGCGTCTTCGTCACGTAAATGATGGTGCGGCGCGAGAAAATATCGATCGCCGCATAGATCGAATGGCGCCCGGTGGTCAGCAGAACGTCGGCCGGCGAGGCGTCGATCATCCAGCGCTCGTTGAGCCGCGTCACAGCGCTGGAATTCGAGCCGGACACCTCATATTTCGACTTCCACGCGTCCGGATTGGTGATGCGCGTCAGCGCCACCTTTTCCGCGCCTTTAAGGGCGGTTAAAGCCCGCGAAACCGTCGCCAGCGACACGTCGATGTCCGGGAATTGCACCCGGAGATAGTCGCGCGCCCGCTGCGCCGACGAATGCGGCGCGCTGGCGATATAGCCCAGCAGCCAGCCGCGCACCTCCGGGGCGTCCAGCGCGCCCTTGCCGCGCCGGCCGACGCCGCGATCGACGGCAAGGCGGCCGATCTGGCCGGCAGCGCGCAGGTCGCGCCAACGCCGCAGCGAGCGAGGCGAAACTTCCTTCACCGCGGCGCGAACCCAGCCGTCCACCTCGATTTTTCCGGCGTTGTAATGGGCGCAAAAGATGGTGTCGGCGGTCGCGCGCGTCATTCCGCCCGACTTGGCGACACGCTCGGCGGCTTCGACCAGGGCGAGCCGCGCGTCGCGATGGTCGAGCGCCGCCGCCTGCAGATTTTCCGGCTCGGAAGCCTCCGCTAGGACGCGGTCCTCATCCGCCACCACCACGCGGCCGGTCGCCTGGGCGACATAGACGGCGAGCACCGCCGGCGGCAGCAGGTCCACATGATATTCCAGGCCGCCGCCGCGCTTTGACCGGGGACGGCACAATCCCGGCCGCTCCGCCCACGACTCGCGCTCAACCAGCAAATCCCAGCCCTTGCGGGTGTCGGGATAGCCGGGCAGCGCAAGCCCCGCGAGATCGGATGTGGTCAGCCAGGATTTCATGGGGTCACCGGCGGGAACGTGCGCGCGCCGGGCGCTCAAGATAGAGCGCGAGGCCGATGATGACCGCCGCCACCGCCCACGGCGCGAGGCAGAACACGAGCAGGAGGAGGCGGTCGGGTGAGATCATTTTTTCGCGGCCTTCGCGGGAGCGGCGTAGGAAAGTCCGGCAAAGGCGATGAACTGGTCGCGGGTCACCTTGTCCGCACGGCCCCAGGCTCCCACCAGCTCGGCATAGATCCGCTTCTGCGGCGGCTCGACTGGCGGCGCTTCGGAAAGTCCGACAGCGACAAGCGCCGGCGCGACCGCCTTGGCGCGTCCGTCCCGAATCGCCTCGGCGATCTGGCGCTGCTCCTCGACGGAGCGCTTCGCCAGCGCCAGCAATTCGCGCTGATTATCCTCGATCGCCGTGCCGCGCAGGTCGCGCAGCGCCTGGGGATCAATTTTGGCGATCTCCAGCAGGTATTGGATGGTGCGCTCGGACACGTCCAGCTTGCGGGCGATGTTCTTCGAGAAGCGCTCGCCGAAGGTTCGCAAACTTTGCGATTTTTGAACCGCCTGTGAATTCCGTGACTTGCCGTTTATCTTGTCCGGATAGATGCGATCGTAGACGCTCTGGCGCGCGGAGATGAACTTGGCGAGGTCGAGCTGCTTCAGCTCGCTGCGCATCAGATTCTCGTCGATCTCGGCCAGCTCGGCCTCGTCGTCGCTCATCTCGCGGATGACGACATGTCCGTTTTCGCCGACCTCCAGCTGCTGAATTTTCAGCAGGCCGAAACATTCCAGCCGATGGAGGCCGAAAACCAGCTCGTATTCGTAAGCGCCGCCTTGTTTCGGCCGCACCAAGATCGGCTGGCGCGGCTTGCCGCCATTGTCCCGGAGCGAGGGGGCCATGAATTCGACGACGTCCGGGTCGAACTCGCGCAGACGGTCGCGCTTGTCGATTTTATTGATATCGATGAAGAGGGGAGCCAT